GCGTTGTTAATGTGGGCCGAGTCTAGAAGGGCGCGAAGAGAACCGGTGAGAGCAGCAGACAGACCGCCAATAAGATGAGGAAGGCCGATAGCGTAAGCACCGCGCCAAGGAATGAACTTAAACTCAACGATCCAGTCAAGCTTCGCCATCGTGTCATCGCCTTCCTCCCAGTTCCTGTACAACCCGATCGCCTCAGAGTTGTAGTCGTCAATCATCAGGATGTAAGGCGCAGACTCACCCTTCGTGTACTCATCGCCCTTGATCTCGAGCCAAGTATATACATGGTATATACGGCGCAACCCGTCTTCGTTCTCGCTGTGGTTGCGACCCTCAATCTTGTCGGTAGCCTTCTGCGACTTGGTCTGCTCAAGATCAAGCGCGGACGACATCCAGCTAATGTCTTTGTAGAGCCCAGACGCAACCCGGCGGTCGAACTCGTACTGGGTAATGTCGTGGACCTCAGTCACCCGCTGCGCCGTATAGAAGTTGGCCGCGGCGAAAGGTAGCAGGACGTTATCAATTGGCAGGAACTCAGCACAGGGCCGGCGCTTCTTCTCGTCGTACCAGAGCTTCATGTACTGCGAGCCACCTAGCGGCAGCTGCGTCATCATCTGCTCCTGCTCGTCCCGGAACTCCTCGATCTGGTTGGTTAGCTGCCAGTTCATGAAGTCCCGCTTGCGCTCGGCCGCGGCTAGCTTGTTCTCGTCAACGTCACCCAGGATGTTCGTTCGCACAGGGCCATCGGGCGGGAATAGCTCCTTGATCGCTCGAGATGCAAAGTCGATACAGGCCTCAGCCATTACGGGGTGGACGACCTTGCTGGCACCGCTGAAGCTGGCACCGCCTGGCGCATCATTACCTAGGCCAGTGCGGCGGATGCCCTCCTCGTACTGCTCATCGCGCTTCTCTCGAGCCCGCCGATCCTTCTCAACCAGCTCGATGTAACGCAGCGCCATCCCGCCAAAGTCCTCGTCCATCTCAAGGTCAAGGTCATCAGCCAGGTTGCGGTAGAAGTCCTCATTCTCTCGAGGGCCCTCAGACTTGGTCGTGACCATCGCCCCGCCGTCGGGCAACTCCTCGATGTCCGTATCATCAAACAGTGAGCCAATGTCTTCTGCCGGCGCCGTGTCTGGCTGGCCCTCTACGAAGCGATCGGCCTCGGCGTCAACTGGGAATTGCGTTGCCATATTGGTTCTCTTGTTAATTGACTACAAAGGATCTGGCAAACCAAAAGCCCTGCGAAGCGCCGTATAAACTAATCGCAAACGCAATTCAGTTTCAGGCAAAAACTCTTTTGGTTCTGATTGCTCTGATTCAATAGCTGAATGAATATATTCAACTAATATTTCAAACTCTTCTTGGTTATTCATGGCTGCTGGTTTGTATTCATATATTGCATTATTCTGTTTAGCCATTGTTGATCTGCTTTTTGATAAGGATAAGAAAGATTAAAAGATCTCATGTCGCCAGCCGGATCGGTGTTGGCCGCTCGCCTAGCATCAGTGAAGCCCGAAAACAAAAACTCTCTTGGGATAGGCCGCTCGAACCCGCCCACATATTGGCCGCCAAGCTGAGTGTTATACGTCGTGTGCGGTGCAACTGGATTCGTGATAACCCGGCCAGTTGGGTCCATCTTCGCTATTGAAAACCCGCCGTGGTGAATCGGCACGTCCATTAACAATGGCTCTGTGATGGCTGCTCGCGCACTGGGCAGATCAGGGAACCCTGCTTCTCGAAACTTATCCAGCTTCATGCGGTCAATGAAGGCGTGACGGAGGGCGCCATTTGCATTGAGCTGCTCTCGAGCGCCCGGCTTCTCAAGGCCCTTCCATTCCGGCCGCAGCCTCTGCACTTCTTCGTCAAATTCTCGTTTGGCTTTTTTAGTTATTTTCCCACCTTTAACCTGCTGTAGCAATGCGTCGGTCATCATTGTGGAAAAATCACCAGCGGAATGGCCCATCGGCATATAGACCATGTATACGTCGCCGTTCCCCATCTTCGCGGCTTCTTGGACTCGTTTAGAAAGCCCGGAGATCACCCCCTTGTCAGAAGCCCACGCAGAACCATGCGGCAGGTGAGTCCTCATGAAATCAGGCCCGCCCTCAAGCGTTACGGGGCTTGGAAGGTTAACACCCTCAATGCTAGTCAGAAGGCGGCCAGCCGCTGTTCTATCGCCGGTAGCTGGCAGAATGATTGCATTTTGCATCTGCTCTGGCTTGATGAACTGTCGCTGGGGCAGGTTCTGTATGTCCTGCTGTGTGAACTGCATCTGGCTAACTGGCTTGTCAAGCTTTTGCCCTTTGCCAATTGGATGATACAGACCCTGTGCGACATTGTCTGCTCTGCTTTGTCGAGCCGCCATCCCCAAGGCCCCGGCAGGGATTTTCCCGAACGCCATCCCGCCACCGGAAACGGCTGCGGCCATCTCCGCTACATCCCCCGGCGAATACTCCCCGCCTTGGGCCGCGTACCCAGGCAATGAGAAGGCCTTGGCGGCGTCATATACGAACTGAGGTGCAACCCAATCAGACAGGTCCACCTTGCTACCCTTTGTCAGTGCTCCCCGCGGATATGGCAGCAATCCGAGACGTTCCACCTTAGGATCAAACCCAAACCGATTGGCGACGGCCGCGTCCAGTCCAGAGAGCTCTTTGCGGGGAGCGGCTTTCTTTCGATCTCGAGCCTGGCGGAGCTCCTCATCGAGCATCTTCTGGTCAATCGGCATATGTCACCTGTCTCTTATTGGGTTACTTTAGGTAAGGCGCCTTCGGACTTCTTCTTTTTGTTTGGTGCCTCTGTTGGGGTTGGTTTGTCGCCCATTCGTTGTTTTAAATAAATGGTTGCGTCTTCTGGTGTTTTTAATCCCAAAGCGTCAGGGTTTACACCCGTGTCCCTCATAAAGTATTCTTTCCACGCCGTAGGGTGCTCTGCCGATTTAAGCATTTCCCCTGTGGGCAGTGATGAAGGCCAGTGAAAACGATTGTTGTCATATGGGTCGCGCTCAGGTTGCAAGCCAGCTTTCCACGCAGCCCTGTAATCATAGTCTTTAGTGTCTAAGTCAGGTTCCTCATTGTACTCAGACTTGAACTCTTTAAACCAATCTGTACCGCGAATCCAATTTTGAAATGCCGATTCATCATTTGGCTCACCCTTTGCATATCTCAGGCCACTCATATGTCACCTATGCGGCGTAGGGGTTAACGCGCTTCCTGCTGGCGCCGGAGTCCGCGTAGTCATCTTCGTTGTAGTCGTCTCGAGGCGGTGGGTCAATCTCAATCCAGCCTGAGTCACGGAGGAACCGCAGGCCCTGGCTGGTGCAATCAACGAAGTCATCGTGGGTCGTCTCAGGGAATGCGCAGAGCTGGCTGACCATACCCTCGGCCCAGTCGCGAACGTAGCCAGGCCTGGTGCTGCTCTCAGGTATCCAGACCCTACCGCGGGCGATGACATTAGAGACAATGTTTAGCCGCTGCATTTTGTCTGCTTTGCCCGGATTGTACGAACGAACCGGGAGATGAGCCCTCTGCAGGTCCTGAATGAGGCTGATGCCTGCTGACTTATCTTCGACCAGGATGAGGTCAACGCGCTTACGATCCTTTCCCTCGCCATACACATTGTCGTATTCCTCAATGACCTTGGGCCGTAAATCGGGGTATTGTAATCTATCCTGCCAGCAATCAATGACCATCACAGCCATTGGATCGTCAGTCGGTTTAAAGACGCCATAGGTAATACAGGCAGTCGGGTCATTCTGCGTCTTTTCAGTATATGCGCAATCGTAACTCTGGATAATGTATTCAAACCGCGGAAATGGCTTATCTGCCGGCCATAATTTGAACATATCCCTTTTGACAATCCCGCTCTCTTCAGGGTCAATGATCTCGGCGAAGATCTCTTGGCGCCCGAGCTTGGTCCCCTCATACTGCAGGATCTGTCTTTGAAAGTTGGGCGATAGGTTGGCCAGGTTGGTGTACGTCGATGCCGTAGTCACCACAACATCATCACCGTCCCTGCCGATCAGGTCGATGATCAGGTCCTTAGGTCTGGGCGTTGTGGTGCAGATCATGATCGTCCGCTTACCTAGCCGCAGACCGAACTGAATCTGATCCCAAGCCTGTTGCAAATAATCCCAGGCCGCTAGCTCATCCGCCCAGGCAAAGTGGAACTGAGGGCCGCGGAAGCGTTCTGGCTCTGATGCTGGGATACCCTTGATGAGGCTGCCGTTCTTTAGCTTGAGCTCGTGTAGGGATTTGTTGTAGTCCTCTACCAGAATGGGAGGAATGACGTTAAGAAGCCCGCTGTCGCCCTCAAAGCAGGTTCCCCTGACGTCAGATGAGGTAGGGGCTGCAACGAGGGCTCGAGTACCTGGGTTAGACCATGCAAGCCACCCTATCTGCTCCGCGGCCAGTCTCGTTTTTCCGGCTCCTCGGCCTGCACAGAGTAACCAAATACTCCACCAGTCCCCTGGCGGCATTATCTGGTGGTCATGGGCTCCTGTAAGCCACTTCATTCGCCAGAAGAATGCGGCTCTATCGACGTCGGAGAGTGCTGCAGCCTGAGCCTGTACCTTAGGATCGGAGAGCGCCTGAATCAGCGCATCATCATTCATTGGCCTTGAGCTGTCGCCTGGTCTCGAGGTTAGTGATCAGTTCATTGAACACAGTAGTATCAACCTTGATGGGGCCACCGTTCTCACCAGTAAGTTCAATCTGGGAGCGATCACTCCATCCTGCACGGGACTTTAGCCAGAAGATGGCCGCGGGGATATTCCCGTTCTTCCCTGCATTAAAGAGCGAGGTAGCCATCTCTGAGGTGGCATCAATACGTCCATCATCAAGCTCTCTGCGGTACTTACGGACCAGGGTATCTTGAGATATACCGATCTTTGTGGCGATATCCTCATGACGAATGCCAGCAGCCGCTAGTGTACGGACTATCGTTTGATTGGCCTCCGTTACATGATGCATCTGAAAATCTCCGAAAAAAACAAATAGCGACAGCGGCGTCACTTTATATTTATCTTTTCTTATCTTGTCTTTCTTATCTTTCTGGCAATGCTAGCCCTTACCGTATCTATGTAAAAGACACAGGACCGCTTTACGCTACTCTGGCAACGCTTCCCAGACTTCTTTCAACCACCCGGCTCTAGGATTCGCCCACCGCCCCCGCTCTGGCTTGCTCGTGTAACGGGGTTTGCAAGCTCCCACCACCGACGGACCGCATGGGAGCGAG